ATTCTGAGTAGCATTTTTCTAAAGCTATCTGTGAATTGTAAGGCTGTCCAATCTCACTTTTGTATTGAAGCCAAGTGTGAAATGGTATTTGCAGATATTCTTCAACAAATTCAAAATTGAAGACTTTATTTTCTTTTAAAGTTACAATTACATTATCATTTACATTACCATTATCATTTACATTTACATTTACATTATCATTAGGCTTTTCTTGGGTTTCCAAAATACCCATTGGGTTTTTTGGGTTTTTTTGGGTTTTAGGACGTCCGCCATTTTTCCCATTTTCCCTGTTTCTGTCAACTGTATTTTTATATTTCGTTGATGAACGGTCTAAATCATCTTTTATAAAAGAGAATGCAAGTTTTGCCATAGGTTTAAACTCGGGTAATATTCCGGATAAAGCATACTCATTTATGCCGTCCAATATTTCCAGTCTAACATCATTTGGTAAATCCTTAATTGCATTCCACCAACTTTTATAAAAAACAAATGATTCTTTATTTTGCATCATTTCTCAATCTTTTATGTTCAATAATGTGACATTTTTTACAAAGCGTAATTCCGTTGGAAAGTTCAAATCTTAGGTTCGGATATTCTGCAAAACCTTTAATGTGGTGAGCGTTTAAATTTCCACCAACTTTATTACAATGTTTGCAGGTATAATTATCTCTTTTAAATACTGAAATTCTCCACTTTTTAATCATTGTAGAATTTCTAATCACATTATTTTCCGTTGAAATACCACCTTTCCAATTCCAATGGAAACGCTTTGTTTCTGATACATTAAAATCTTTATTGGCGTCTAATTGAGGTTTTATAAGCGTGAAAATAGTTTTTGGTAAACCTTCCAAAACAACTTCATTGAAGTTTAAAGAATATTCAAAAATTGCAGAATACACTTTTGCCTGAACATCTAAAGGGAGTTCTTTTATTGCTTCATAAAAACTCCTGTAAAAAACCATGCTATCTCTCATTTCTTAAATTTTTATGAAGGTTAATATGACAATTTTTGCAAAGTGTTAAGCCGTTATTTACGTCAAATCTCAACTCAGGGAATTTTGCAAAAGTTTTTATATGATGTGCGTTTAATTCACCGCCTTTTTTGTTGCAATGCTGGCAAGTATAATTATCTCTCTTAAATACTTTACTTCTCCAAATTTTAATTTCAGTTGAGTTTCTTATTACATGGTTTTCGGAAGAAATTCCACCTTTATAGTTCCAATGATACTTATTTGTTTTTGGATTGAATTTTGACCACTCAAAAACAATCTGCTCTGTTATTGCTAAGTATAAGGCTTCAATATTTTCATTGAGTTCTGGTTCTATATCATTAACGAATTCAAGAATTGCCTTAAATAAATTACCTGCATCAGATTTAGAAAGTTTTGAAATTGGATTTAACCAAGATTTATAAATAACAAATGATTTCTTATTCTCGGCCATTAATTTATCTTGTTTAATATTGTTTAAAAAGATAACCCCTGCAAATTGGTAGCCCTTCCGACGAGGCATTCCAAAATACAGGGGTTAAGTTTTAAATTTCTTTTCATTGTCGGAAGTATTATGTTGCAAATATATTAATTATTTTAAATAAAAAAACATTTTTATTATTTTTTTAATTATTTTAAATCATTCAAAACGTAAACATTAACTCTTCTGTTAGAACTATTTCTTGAAAAGCCATCTATTTTTAACTCTTTAGTTTCATTTACCATTTCTGTAAAACGACCACTTATTTTATTTAGGGGCTTGCCTAATATTATAGATACTTCCTCCTGTATAACTCTCTCCTTTTGTCTTACTATTTCTTTTATTTTTTTTCTTACTGCTTCTGCCGTGGGCTTTACAACTTCATTGTAAACTTCCCTTGATGTTCCTGCTATCATAGTTCTTTGATTTTTAATGTGTTAATTTCAAATGATTTATTCCGGTAAAGAATCAAAGCTTTTTAGCTCTAATACTCTATGCTCTCTTTTTAGGTCTGGATTTGTCAATAATGCAGCCCTTTTTAGTTCATAAATTAAAAAGTTGTTGGCTTGTCCCATTAACTTACTCATGGCTTGTGCCTTCTGAGTATCAATTTCATCTTTATCTAATTTTTCCATGTAAATACATAATAAGTTAAACATGGATTTTGTGTTCATTGGCATCATAGGTTTTTTGTTTTTAGGGTTCTGTTTATTTTATTTATTAATGCTTTAGTTTTAAAAAACATTTCGTTTTCGGGATGGCTACTAATGTTTTCTATTGTTCGATTAACTCTCGATTCATATCCTTCAATAATGTTTTGTAGACTATCTTTTCTATCATTACATCTTTTGCACCTTTCTGTATCATTATAGGTTTTGAAACTTTTCAATTCGCCCCTATAATTTTTATATTCTTCTAATGAACTAAAAGGGCATTTTTCACATTCAAACCTTTCTAATATTTCATTTGACTTTTTATAGGCGTTAATATTATAAAGCTCTTTTCTCAAGAATAAACTCAATTGTGATAGAGAATGGTTTTTTGCGCCTTGTACATCTTTTGTTTTTAAAGGATAGTATTTATCAATTTTATCAATCTTTGCTTTAAGAAGTTCTATTATTAGAGCATCTTCTTCCCTATCTAAAATTTCAATTACAGAGTTTAATTTTTCACTATAACTTTTCATTTTCTAATTGTTTAATTAAATTTTTATAGTGAATTATCTTTTCTTTTATCTCTGGAATTGTAATTTCTAACTTATTCTTCCTGTTTTTTTCAAGCCAGTCAACTCTTTCTATTCCTATCTTTTCAATTAACCCTAAACGATACTCTCCAAAGTTTCCTGATAAATGAATATTACAATAGTTACTACATTGTTTATGACAGTTATCTTCATTAAACCTTAAAAATTGATTGTTACCAGCGTTCCAAAAATGCCCGCAATCATATTTGACATTAGCTGTAGTACCACATGAAATACATGGTAAATATTTATCCCGTAATCTAATGAACGTGTTAAAAACCTTTTGAAGTAGTTGTAAATAATCTGAATGTGTTAATCCTTTTTCTTTTAAAACTTTCTTCTCTTTTTTCCAAGCTTTCTTCTTTTCTTTCTCGGAGTTGGCGTAATCTGAAAAGGCTTTGATACATTCGTCAGTCTTTAGGCAATACTTCTGATTGAAATATTTAGGTTCAAACTTTAATTTGTCGTATTTACATCGAGGCATTTTCTATCTTCCAAGCTTTAAGTGTGTTAAATCTTATTGTTTTTCCATCTTTCAAGTAGTCGCGTCCATTAAGGTTGAATTGTACTTTTACAGTATCACCGATTGTGAAGTCTGATAGTTGGTTTACTCTATCACCTGAAAATTCAAACGTTCCTTGATTTGGGTATTTTTCGTTTTCAGTATTGATAATTGTTACCTCTCTTTTCGTGAAGTTTTTATTCGTTTCTTCGTTTCCGATGTGTTTTATTTGTCCTGTAAATTCCATGTGATTATTTTAAATTGTTTTTATTAGTTCTGTTTTGTAAAGGTTTTTATTCATCCACTCTCTACAGTCAATAATTCTTTTTTTAAATCTTTCAATTACATCTTCATCACGTTCAAATCTGAATTGAAATAACCTGTCATTCATTGGAATATCGAAGTTCCAGTCAGCTACCGAATTATCTAAATCGAAGTTTGGATTCTCGTTAATAAACTCTCCTAAGTTGAAAATGTGGTTGATCTCTATTTGCTTGCATTTTTCTTTGTATGCACTATCATTTTCACTCATTGACCAGAGAAGTTTTTTCTTTTCGTCCATTATTGCTTTAGGTGTTCCATTAACTAAGCAGAAAGCAACGGTGTGCATTGTTGCGCCTGTTAGCCACATATAACCATGACCTTGGCAGAAATACATATCATCAAGTTTCTTATTTTGAGAACGAAAGAAAGTATGTGCGCTCCATGAAGTCTTTGTGTCTAAGGTGTGGGTTGCCTTTGTGATTTCGTCACCTTCGTAAACATCACACTCCCCTTGGATAAAGTCGTTACTTAACCTTATATCGTTTTTCTTGTAGAACTTTCTATTAACCCTGCTTAATAAAGTGATGCTATCTTCTTCTCGTTCGTTACCTTTGTCTAAGTGTTTACCGGATATTTCTTCTCTACGCCCGTATTTTTCACTTACAAAGACATCTACTAAATGAGTTTTACACGTTTCAGATAGTATTTCTGTTTTACTTCTAGCTTCTGTCATTATATAACCTAATGAGGAGCATCTGAATTTTATATTATTTGCGTCCATTTCTTAGCTTTTAAATTGGTTCATTTTTTCATTGAATAAATCGGTTTGATCGGGAGTAAGAGTTGCGCCTTTCAAAGATTCTGAAAGAGTTCTTGCGTCTGTTGCGTCTTCAATTAATTTTCCTACCCTTTCTTCTTCCTTATTTATTATTGTTTTTTCAACTTGAATAGGAGTTATATCATAAACCTCTTCGATAGTTTGTAACCCCATTGAAACTTCGGGCGCAAATTGCTTAGTGAAAAAAGAAGCGGCTCTGTATTTTCTCATTAATTCAGGCATAGTTTTCCATTTACTCCCTGTTTTATCTATCCATCCCTCAGCTTTAGCCATGTTCATTGATACCCATGTTCCAAAAACTTTTTCATTATTAAACTTATCGATAGCCCAAGCCCTAGTTCTTCCACCTTCATTTTCATCTTCTTCATATCGAAGTGGAGAGAATTTTCCGCATGAGTTTAAAGTGGCGATTAGAAATACACTACTCCATCCAGGCTTACCTTGTATAACATCTAAATTTTGCATAACCATAAGTATATTAGCATTCATTCTATTAGCCATTTCGATTGCTATGATGCAATTACCTACATTTCCGATGTATCTTTTCGGCACCATATCAGATTTACTAAACATGGTTGCGACTCTTTGTATGTGTTCAAATGATTCCTTATTTGCGAATACCGACACATTACTTTTTTCTATTGTTTGCAATTCTTGATTTTCCATTTTATTTATTTTTTCTAATTATTAACCATATTATTACCAATACTGCCACTACACCAGCAACAATATTTCCGTATTGAGTTAGCTCGTTCATAGCCTTAATCTTTAAGTTTATAAGTAACTACTGGATCGTAATCTTTACTCTTAACCATTATCTCGTAGCAATCGTCTTTTAAGTAAATCGAGAAATAGTTTGTTGCTAAACTTGACGGTGGTCTGATAGAAGCGTTAAACTTTTTCGCCACAGCCTCTAAAACTTCCTTATCGTTATTTGGTATGACAATAAAAGGCCTATCTTCTTCACCGAAATAAATCAGGTTGCACGTCTTAATATGCATTTCAATTTGATCTATGAGCTTTTCTGCTTTTTGGGTAATTACCGGATCAGGTGTTTCCAGTTTTGTTTTTTCTAAAGTTTCCATATATTTGTTTTGTTATAATTTTATCAGCAATTAAAGAGGCTGATTTCTCTTTTAAAGTCCGGTTACAGTCGGATTTTTTTGTTTCCCCCATAATGTGGCTGACATCCCTGCCAGCGCTACCATTATATTTTAAACAAATAGTCATATATAGTTTGGGGGCAAGGTTTTATATATTATTTAATTGATTCAGGTTTTATATTATTTAGTTGGCATACATTTGCCAGTATTTGTCGGTGATTGCAATAGTTTTCGTACCAATACCTGAAAATCATATTTCCATGTTTTACACAATCCTGTTTGTATTGCTTATTCATTTCTTTATTATATTTTCTAACAAACTGATCTTTGCCATAAGTTAGTTTTGCTAAACCGATCTTGATTTGCTTTACCAGTATTCGGTATTTTATTTTTTTATCGTCCATTTTATTATTGTTAATCATTTAAATCTTCGTCTATTTCAGGGGCTTCGCATTCAGGCTCACCAGGACAATGTTCTTCTAAGCAGTATGGGCAACGCTCAACAGGTTCGTCCGTATCTATTAAGCTGTCTAAATACTCATCGTAATCACCATCACAAATTGCGTTGCCCGTTCCTGTTATCATAATCTTACTGCTTTATACCATTGAACTAAAACACCTTTATATTTTCTCTTTTCTGTTGGAATTAATAAGTAACCTTTAATTTTTCCTTCTTTTAATCCGTTAATCCTTGCTGCAATAGTTGACTTTTCTAATCCTGTTATATCTTTTATTAATGAAATACAAGCCTCTCCGCAATCTTCAAACAAGGTGAATATCTTGATTGACAAACTTTGTTTAATACTAGGATCGTTATAGTCCCAATGCATTCTAAACTGTTGGATTGAAGTGTCTCGTACGTTTGTTTTCATCTTAATTCTAGTTTTTCTTCTATGAATTCTATTTCGTTTTTTATTCTTAAAAATTGACCTCTGTCTAAGGATAAACCTTCGTACACTAAGAAGTCTTTTAATCATTCTATATACCTTAACCAATCCGGTCTAGTCATTTCCTATACATTTTATCAAGCTTTCTTCTTAAATCAATCCTTCGTCCCATGTATAGACCGAAAGCCGTAAATCCGCATATTACTATTGTTAATTCTGCTGTTATCATTTGTATTTTTGTTTTATTTGTTTATTAGCGTAAAATCTTTTAATCCTTATCTCCGTAGCTTTCATAAACTCTATCCTTTCTAAATCTTCTCTTATGTCAATTACCTTAGCTTCAATAGGCTTGTCAACTATTGACAGTAAGCGATCTATTTTCTCTTCTAAAGTTGGCATTGACTAAGCATTTTCTTTGGTTAGGATTTGTTTTGATTTTGCCATTAATTCGAAATTCTCCACTATGTCAACATGAGATATTAAGCCTTTGTAATTCCAAACATTTCTTAATGTGTCAAGGCTTGGTTTTTTCTTTGGAAACATTTCATAATAATCAGACGTGTAATTTTTGCTTATAACATTAGCCTCTTTTACAATCATCATTCTTTTTACAAGCTCTAGCGTTGTTGGAGAGGGTTTGTTTTGTTTGTTCATTTTTATTGTATATTTGCTTAATTGTACGGTACAAATGTGAAAGATATTTTTTGAAGATGCAAGAAAATTCTTGATTAAAGTTTTCAACAATTGGAAAAATCAATAAGAGAAAGGGTTTTGTCTATAAATGAAGAGTTAATTAACAGGCGAAAAGCCGTTAGCTCGAGAATGATTGCTATTTTTCAATGATATTGCAGATAAGGAGATAATAGATAATACCCCAACAGATAAGATTAAAAATGTAAAAAGGTCTAGGGGTAGTCAAAATATACCGCCAACTCCGGATGAGTTTTTGAAAATATCTGAATTTTTAAAACACTTCACCGTTTACCCTAAGTTTAAATATCACCCAAAATTTATCTATAATTTAGGGTTGCGGCCTACTGAAATACAAGAAGTATTGATTTTGGATATTCGTTTTGAAATGGGGGTAATTGATATAACTCCTGATATGTCAAAAAATAAAAAGAAAGAACCTATTAAAATCCCTGAAAAGTTTCTTAAAGAATTAGAATATTTAAAAGAATATGACCCTAAAATGTATGTTTTCGGGCATGATTTCGAACCTTCTTATACAAGAATTGGAAATAATAGAGCTAACAAAGTTTGGAAAAAATATGTGAAAGATGGTTTAGGTATTGATAAAGATGAATATTCATTGAAACATTTAAGATCGGTTCATATGAAAATGGATGGAGCTTCAGATGAAGAAATACAAGCTCATATGAGACACAGCACGCCAGAGGAAACTAGAAATTATATGAGGTCTATGCTTGGATCAACAAAGGTAAGCGAAGAAACACTAAACAAAACAAGGGAGTTTTAATTACGCATGCTATTGCGCATGCAAACAAAAAAGCTTCCTTTCAGAAGCCAAAAACGGGAAAGCCATTAACCGTTTATTAGTGCGGAAACTTAGCTTCTAGCCACATCAACAAAAGCTTTATTCCAAATATTATAAAGGATATAACTCCCCAAATAATAAGTGGCCATATATACCAATGCTCTATGTATTGAATTTGAGTTCTTAACGAAGTCCTTACCTCGGCCATTATAGTATTCTTTTCTTTGTTCAATCCGGCAATTATAATCTTTAGACTATCGTCACTACACTCGATTGTAGCAACATTATTCTTTATAGATAAGGTTTGTTTTATTCCATCCTTTACCCAGGTTCTTTTGAATGCTTTTATAATTCCTAATGAATCACAGTAAAGAGTATCAATGTTGATTATAGGTGACGTTGTAACGTAAATAGTAGTATCATGACGGATATATTCGACTTTTTCCACATAACTAATACTGTCTTTTACCGGACATGTAGAACATATTTTAGCGCGTTTCTTTTCAGTTACGCATGAAGAAAGGAATAGTAATAAAGCTAAAGCAAGAATAAGAAGTATTGCAAGCCACTTATTTCCTTTAGGAGTTTCAGGGTTTATCATTCGTATTTCCATCTTCTGATTTTTTTAATACTGCAGAATCTGCAACCGTTAATTTTGATATTGCTGCAGCAACCACTCCTGCAACTATTAAATCGTTACCTACAACTTTTAACCATTTAGGAACTATTGCCACACTTTCAGGAAGGGCAACTACTGCAGCTCCAATCGCTCCACCGGCAATCCCAAAACCAAGTATTTTTTTAAAGAGTTTAGGGCTTTCTGATGTAATTCTTTTATATAGTTCTGTATATTTTAATTTCATGCCGCTTCTTTTAGGTTAAAAGGTATATACTTTGTCTTTCCATTCACTTTTATAGCTCTTAAAACTTGATTTCTGTTTGCGCCTTCTCTATAAGATATATGAACCCAATCCGGAGTTTTATCGTTCCCAAACTCCCATATTAATTGATCGAACTTTAAATTATTTAATGCAAAAAAGAATATTTCTCTATTATCCTTTTCACTATCAATGTCTACAGATTTACCTTCGATGTGATCCGATGTTTTGGAGCCCCCTATTTTTAAATTCAATAATAAACACCTAAAAAAGCTGCTAATAAAAGCCGACGGAAACTTTGATTTAATAATATCATAGCATTTAATAGCAACGAGCTTCATGTTTGCTAACTGCGTTTCATTAGGGTTATTGTCAATATTCAACCTAATTGCAGTTTGGCTTTTTGTTGCCTCCTCGTAACTTACATATTCACTTATCTTCATTTCAATCTATTAGTGTTAGGATAAATTTCAGGGTTGTAACCTGGCTTAGGATAATTATATACTTCCGGGTACCATGCCACATTATAATTTCTCATTAATTCAGAAGTTCTATCTGCATTTGGATAAGGTGTATATGTATTGTCCCAATGGTAAACCTTTGGCCTAAATTCTAAACTTGGAGCGGTACCTTTAGCCATGGCCGTAAAGTCAATTACTCCGAAAGCATCTCTATAACCTATCACTACATTACCGTAAACAACAGCCTCACCTCCCCTTATAAGCCCTGCGCTTTTTGATAGTTTTCTATTGTCTTGTCCAGGAAGTATCGGGCTACCGTCAACATTGTATTTGTTTATTAAAGTGTTATTGCTCCACACTACAAAACGAGAAGGAAACTTATTAAAGCCTGTTTCGCTCATTTTCTCGTGAGCATCCATACCATGACTTAAATAATTTTCAAGGATTAAGTTTCTGTCTGCTATGTATAAAGCATTTCCACCACCTGAAAAAGCATGTCTGCAGCCTTCGAAAATATTATTTTGAATAGTTAAGATGTTCTTTAAAGAGGGAACTGTTTTTATCCAGGTTAGGTTTTCACCATAAGCAACCACCCCATATCCTAAATCATTTAAACCTCTACACGACCCGAAATGATTATTATAAATTAATCCTTTAGAATAATTATCGTAGTGCTGAAAAGTAATACCGTAATTCCCGAAGTTTGAGAATGTGCATCCGGTTACTACTGCTTCAGTATTAATGAATTTAAGCAGTCCATCGGTAGCAGAGCCACCCAATTTACTTTCAAAGTATAGGTTTGTTATTTGAATACCGCTTGTTTTCCTTTCGTTTATTTGGTAGGAAATCATGCATCCCCACTTATTTAGATCGGCATCAGTTGTGGTTTGTCCCCTTGTAAACTTGCAAAAATTGCCTACAATGGAAATCTTCTTAGTAAATAATACGCTGCCATTGAAGATATACGTTTGTCCGGTAGGTAAAATAATACTGGATCCGTCCGATAAAGTTTCACTAGCTTGTTTTATTACTGGCTGAATATCCTGGCCAGGTGAAATTTGCGCACTTGTAATAACTAAATCCTGAGAATAACAGAAAGTATTTAATAGAATGGATAGGAATAATATTATTTTTTTCATCCTTTATTTTTATTTCTAAATAGAAATTTATAAACAGTTACAACAGTCATGATTACACCGCAAGTTGTTGATACCAAAGTGCATGATTCTATTATCCAAGGCGGTATGTGTGAATTTTCATTACTGGTAATCCATAAAGACCATCTTGTAAATAAAGCTATACACCATATAACCGCCGTTTTTGCGGCTATGATAATCAAGTTTATGTATGATCTCATTAAACGGATCCATAAATTGTTTTTTATTCTGTTTTAACTTCAAAATCTTCACGCTTCATGCCTAATATTTTACATGTATTATGAATAGAATGGTTAAAGCCCTTCGCTTTATTAAGTTCTCTAGCAGATAACTTTAAAACATCTATTTCTAATTCTGTAAATGTTATTTTTTTGGGTTTAACTTTGTTATTTAATTCTTCAAGCTCAATAGAATTACCATCTTTTAATTTCAATCCTAAAGACTTAACTTCTTCCTGTGTTATAGCAACTTTATTTTTTACATCCGAATAAATATCGGCCGTAATAAAATCAACTTGTTTTGGTGCTAAACTTTGGATATTTAACCTGTCATAAACATTTAATACAACTGTTAATCCAGCTTCTTTTTTTTCTTTTAGTAGTTTGTTTTTGTTCATTTGGCTTTTTATTTTAATCGTTTATACTATTTCATCTATTGCGTCTTTGCAATGGTTTTCATCTATTATATTTAATACGCGGACAAAATCAGGCCCCGCTACTTTAAGCTTTTTATCCCTTTCACACTTTCCAGTTCTTGAAGAAATAGACTCTTTTATATTTCCGAAACCTTCTCCAATTAAATCATTCAAAGGGTACTGTAATAAAACATTACCAAAATGATCCCATGCTAATGATAATTCATAGAAATACCAAAACAACTCCCCCTTAAATAAAGACCTTATAACGCTATAAACAAACCCTATAACGCCTACTGTATTTTTTAATATTATAGCTATTAACCATAATAGAAAACCCATTTATTTAAATATTAAAACGTTTATCAACTTGGTCTTTATATTGAATCATGCCAACGATAAGCTGCGGCAATATTATTGGATTTGCAAAATATTTTATCATAAAGTCATCATACTCACCAAGGAATTTTTGTATAGCTCCATTATCAATTTCTTCCTGTGTTAATAAAGGAAGTACATTTGTTGTGTTATCTCCTCTAAGCACAACGTCATAAGGTTTTATCCTTTCAGTTATTACTTCTTCACCGTTACTATTAAAATAATGTGCTGTTGTATACAGATTTAATTCTTTTACTGATTTACGCATATTCCATTGAAACCGTACAAGCTCTACTTTTCTAACTAAATTAGGTAAAAGAGGGTCTTCGGATATTTCTACTAATTCAAAGTCTGGTATTTCTATTATTTCGTCTTCCATTACTATAATTTTATTATTTATGTTATGAAGCTATAATTTGATAAGTAACATTAATTTTCATTGTTCCAGTACCCGTTGCACTATCTGAGTCAACCCAAACTAGCATTGCCTCATTAGTTCTCATTACAGTTATACCTACGCCACTTGATAGATACATTGGTTCATCAACAGAAGAAGCTCCATTCAATAATCCAGGAGCTACATTAGCATGATAATTAGAATACACATCTGAGGTGCATGATATTCCTAATATTGTTGATGTAAATGCTGTTCCTACTATAAAATTATAAGATGCTGCAATAATTTGTATTTTCTTGCCGCTTCCTGGGGCAGCTATTATTTGTATAGGCGAAGTATATCCTGTTTTAATTTGAGCAGCAGATAATGTTAATTCAACAGTTTTAAAAGTTGTAGTATCTATTGTTAAGCTTGATTTAAGATACCCGTCGCCTGCATCCGTTATAGAGCTTGAAACTGTCGTGCCATCGTTTTGATATGTTTTTATCGCGAAACCAGCGCCAGATCCAGCCCCTTTTATATTTACTATACCTGAATTAGTAGCGCTTATTGATCCTACATATAAGCTAGTTGCCATATTAACAGCGCCGCCAGCCCTAGTAAATCTTACATATTCAGTATAACCACCTGTATATCCAAAGAATGCTAAGTCATGGTTTGCCTTTAATTGTGTACTCCATCCTTGTGAAATACCCGAATTAAACATCACAATAGCATTAGCCGCCCCGCCAGTATCAGAACCGCTTATAAAAGCTAAGTATCTAACTGATGTTTCAATACCTGCCGATTTCATTAACCCAGTAATAGTTAACGCCCCGCCGCTTGCTGTAATTGCAGACGAACCAGTTAATTGATTTGCATCGTTCCACACACCAACATATCCAGCTGACATTGTACCCGTTTTACCAGCTAAAGTTGTTGCTACGGGTGGTAATGTAGTTGTTACCGTTGCCTGAGCAGCTAAGGTTGTATTGAATGCGCCTGTGGTAATAAAGTTACCTGCAAGCGTAAGTGTGTTACTTCCTGCTGTCCATGTATTACCATTATATGTTTTGTTTGTTAATGCCTCAGCACCCGCTAAAGTGGCTAAAGTGCCAGTAGTGGGTAATGTAACATTGGTGTTCGCCGTTTGTGTAAGTGTTAAAGTAAAGTTTCCGCTTGTCGTAAAACTATTAGCTAAAGTGATTGACTTCCCTGCTATTGAAGTAATCGTAGAAGCTCCAGCACTTAAAGTAAAATCACCTGTGAAATATGAATTGTCTAAAATAAAATTCGTAGAAGTAGATGTTGTAACACCATTACTTGCTGTATATGTTGATCCACCGGAAATTACATCAGTCCACGCACCATTTTGATAACCTCTAAATTTATTAGTAGAAGTATTATAAATTAACATCCCGTTAGCCACACTAGGAACAGCATTTTGTTCGGTAGTGGTTAACCTAGGCATTCTAACAGCTGTTCCGCTCGTACTGGAAAAATCAACATTGCCATTAGTATCAATAACTATAATATTGTCGCCAATACTTTCGCTAACCAATATAACAGTTTTACCACCTATATTAGTCTCTGTGGCATTCATTGTAATGTATTGACCCGTTGCAGCACTTAATAAAACGTCTGTTATGCCACCTCCTACATTTCCAAAATTAACCGATGTTCCACTAGAAGAAATTATTTGGTCTCCATCCATAAATAATCCAGCGGTTAATTTAAGATCACCTGTTGATGGGTCTATTATAACGCTTCCTTGACTTTTTATTATCTTTCCCGTAGTTCCATCAAATACAACTACCGCATTATCTGTTGAAGAAGATGGGCCGGTAACATCGCCTGTTGCATCTAGTATAATATTCTCAAAAAGTATCTTCTTATAATTATTTCCTCTTTGCAATAAAATCCAATCTCCATCTTGTCCGGCATTTGTTTCGCTATATTCATCGATATACTTACTCATGGCACTAAACAATTAGAGGTTATACAATTTAATGAAGCCAATACTTTTACATTTATATTAGCCATTATGAAAGAGTATTTACTTGGCAAATCTTTGATGTCAAACTTTTTAAATTCGCTATTTAAAATTTCGTAGTTATCAGTTGTGTAGCTTGTTATAAGAATTGATGCTGTTCTAGCTTTTATTACCGTTCTTAATTCTTTACTATTAGTCCTTTGAAGTATATTTAATAGAAGTAAAGCCGCTCTATCAGAAGAATAATTATCGTCTACTATTTCAGAAGGCACTTTTTTAAGTGCAACAATCAACTTTAATTTAACATCTACATTTAAAGGTGTATCGCAACCAGTTACTTGTTCTCCGTTATCTATAGTTATATCTCCGTCTTTTCGTATATATGTCAATCCTTTTTCGTAATCAACATTGAATACTTCTTTCCATTCTCCATTACTGCAGTAGTATTTAGGAGCTGTTTTATCGCCAACTTCTTTTAGTTCGCATAAGTCAAAAACCTTTGTGAAATAACCTGTTTCGGTAATCTTAGAGTTAATGTGATATATGATTTCTTTAATAAACATTAGCCTAGTAATAGTTTTAATTCAAATTCTTGTATGTCTTTGAAATTCTTTCTTTCTTCTTTAGTCAACTTGAAAACAGTTCCAAACTTTTCTTCCAATCCTTCAATCTTTTTTGCGTTTATTTCTTTTTTAACACCAGCCACGTATTTGTAGTTATTTACTTTTTCAGGAGTTGGAATACGACCGTTTGAGAAATCAGATCTTAACTCACCGGATAAAATGAAGTCAACTTTCGAAACCTGGCGTCCTATTTTAGATCGGTAGTCTTTATATGAAGAAACATAAGCCGTCTTATGAGGTTTACCATTCTTAAACTTTGTTTGCCCATCTTTTCCTTTTGGAGCTAATTTTTTAGGGGAAGTGTTAGGGTTTATGTATAATGGGTTAGTTGAATTGTAAGTTCCAATATTCCCACCTTCTGCATTCTCCCCTTCTTCAAATATTCTAGCGCACATTTTTGCATGAGTATCGTAAGCAGCTATTCGCAAAGGACTTTTTCTATCATCCTCAAAAGCAGCTAAGGCTTTTCTTTGTTTTGCAATGAACTGATCTACTGTAAGTATCATGGTAAAATGATTGCGTTTTTACTTTTTATATTACAGCTAAAGCAGTCTTTGTCATTAGGTAAAGAGATGTTCTGTAATATATTATCTAAGTCTTTATTTGATTTACTTTCGTAGTTAGCCCTTCTTTCTTTGAGCTTTTCAACATCAAAAGTTTTCATGTTACCTCTATCAGTACTCTCAATCGCGAAATTCATTATCTCCTCACAAGCCTTGTATAGAATAGGTATGGCAAGCATATTCTTAATAGAACATAACCAAGATTTGTAGTTACAGTTTACCGAGTAGTTAACACTTAACCCTCCTGTATAACTTGTAGATTCTAAGTTTGCGTTGATAATATCTGAACCAGTTGAAACAACAATTGGCTTCGCGTAAACGAACCTATTTGAATAACTATTATTATTTTTTGAGCAATTGGAGCATCCAACTATATAATTTGGATTAACAGAAGTTTGATAACTTGGTATTCCTGTGCTATCGTAAACAATAGCCAATTGCATATTTTTTCGATCTGTGAAATATTCCTTCAATAAAGGAATTTGCACAACTTGCCCAGCTATAGCCGTAACAGTAATCGTGTCTAATAGTTTGTTTTGGTAAACATCATATATCTTAACGGAAACCGTCCCAGAATAATTAACGAATAGGCTAATAGAAGATATATGAAGCGCTAAAAATGAATTGTTGTTTGTAAGTTCTAATGAAATACCTATATATTTATTAGTTTGTTCAGCTACTATTTCTTTGTTTGGAAGGATAAACCCTATGGATTCATTCTCAATTACAGAAGCTGTTTTAATCTTACTTGAAAAATGCTGATAAACGCTTTGATTAATTAAGTTTATAGCGAAAGCTATCTTGCTATTAATAAAGGCTTCTGCACTCACATAGTCAGAAGTAACATAGTCCGAAGCTTCTTTTAAAGTAACCCCACCATCCTCAATATAAAACCCGCTATCAGAAGCTGTACTTCCGCAAGTGTTCTTTATAGTTATGAAATTATCGAAGCAAGACATATATTATTTTTTAAAGAAAATAAAGGGCGGATTTTAACCCGCCCCTATCAATTACACGTTTGTAACAAGAATCTCGTTAACGAAATTCACTCCTGCATATACATCGCCAGCGGCAAACATATCTTCTGGAGCAGCAAATAATTTAGATGTTTGAGTAACTATGATGTGTATGTTTTTACACTCATATTTAATCATTAAATCCATTTTATTACCTGTTCTTGGTGATACAATTACTCCTATGTTTTCGTTTCCGAAGCTTTGGAATCTTTGATCAACATCGTTAAACCAAGTATTTTCATTCCATGTAACTAAGGCTAAAGAGCCAGCTTGTGTAGCAATAGAAGCATTACCTGGTAAAGCAGAAGCAACTCTACGATCGTACATTACTGCCTTTCCGTAAAGAGATAATTGCTCAGCAAGGTTGATTCCATTAGATGCGCAGCATCCGCTTAACATATTTCTATAATATTTGTATAGATTTTGTTCAGCAAAGATGAATTGCTCGCCACAGTACCCAGTTAATTTTAAAGCTAAATCGATGTCTTCCATTGTTGTTGGATATGGATCAATAGAACTATCTTTTTTAGTTTTAACAACTAATTGATCACTTCCATTTACACCATCTACATCACTAGCCCATTTACCACTTACGCCAACTAATTGAGTTGTAATTTTTGTGGCCATTTTTCGATCTACAGCGTCAACTAATCTGTTTAAGATTCCAAACAAACGAGAACCATTGTTTTCACAAATTGAAGCTAAGTTTGAAACAGAGATAATTTCCTCCATTGTAACCGTATCATTTGTATCTAGCTCGTAAGTTGATTTTTTGTTTCCGCGTTGTGTAGTCGCTACGCAATCAACATAACCTAGTTTAGCTTGACTTTCCAAAATTCTTTGGTCGTAAACTAATTCAACAGTTCTAAGCTTGTTGCCTTGAACCATTTTTTGTTGAAGATTTGCGTTGTTCATTTGGTTCGATACCCATTCATAGAATGGCATCGATTCTTGAGATCCTGATCCACAAGTTTGGAATGTTTGGTTTAATCCATCTTGTATGTTAGGACACTCCTGTAATAGAGATACTAATACTGACATTTGAGTTTTGTTTTAAATTGTCAACCGCTTATCAATGCCCGCGACTTATAGGCAACAATACCAAACTATAAATACCCTTTGGCGAGGTAACTTTACTCTTGCGTGTATCTTATTTTAAGGCATTCGGGTGAATGAAAGCCTTTTTTTCTTGTGCTTGTCCTGGTGTTGATTCAGGCGTGAATGTTGTTCTTGTATTGGCTTGCGTAGCTGGCTTAGTTACCTGTAACAAACCTGCTTTTTTAGCTTCTGATTCAAATACTTCGTCAAAACCTTTAAATTTTCCAGTTGTTGTTTCTGATTTTATCCTCTCTCCTTTTGCTGTTTTAACAATTGGTGTTTCACCATCTTCGTCAAAGTCAATAATATAATTCTCTTGTAAATAAATCTCGAAACCTTTTTTTTCTAAAGGTGAAGCAGTAGAAATCAAAGGGTGTTTATCCATAACAGATTTTTTGTAAGAATCTATTTTGAATGATTTAAATTTATTTTCTGTTTCATTTTTATATTTCTCAAACTCACCTGTGGTAGTTGATAATAGTCCCTCAAAATCTTTTAGTTTAGCGGTTGCTTTTTCAGCTTTTATTTGCCATTCTTTTAAAGCCTCGTCATTAGTTTGTCCAGCTTTACTTTCTAGCTCTTTTATTTTTCCTGCGTAGTGATCCTTTATTTTTGTTTCACCAATTGCTAGTATTTCATGTAATGGCTTACCTTTTGTTTCGTCTGTTTCTAATTCAATACCTAAGTTTTTAAAAGTATTTTTAACCTTAACTGTTGCTGCGCCTAAAACCTCTCCTTGTAAACCTTTGTAAGCATCGGTTTCTTTGAATACAGAAGGTCTAACAAAGTCTTTATCGAACGATGCTTTAAAATCATCTACTGTCTTTACTTTGTCTGCTTCGTACCCTAGATACGATAAAATGTCTTTTAACTCCATGGCTTATTTTTTGGCTTTTTTAGGTTTGGTTATTTGGGTAGGCTGTAATTCAATAAGTTCTTTGGCTTCAAATTCTTTAATAATCGAATCGTTAACTGTTTCTAAATATCCTAGATTAAGGGCTTCATTACCTTCTTTATCAATGTATATTTCCGGTATATCCAACTCTTGTTTTATAAATCCTATTTCTCTCATAAAAGCAGGGTCGTTAGCTAAATGAGCTAAAATAAATCTAACCTTAGCATCGCCAGGTTTAGTTGAAATACATCTTATGGCTTTTTCTTGATTCATTGTTTACAAATTTAATTTACAATTCTTTACAAATTACTATATTTGAATAATAATTATATAATATAAGTCCTATGCCATATAAAAGGAAATGCCCGGATTGTGATAGCGTGCAACTTATTTATACATTAACTGGTAAAGCGAAAAAGATAGTCGAGAAGTATCAACACGAAATAGCGTTAAAGAAAAATACAGCTATAAAAAATGTAAGTAAGGCAAGGGTTATAGAGCTTATATTATGTAACGCGCCCGACTTAAACATTCAAAAGGTAGGTGAAAAAGGAGTAGTAATATCGAAGTGATGCAAAAAATAACAACTTGTAATAATTGTAATTTAGATATTTGTATAGACGAAAAAGCACCTATTGATCAAATCGAGGTTTCAATAGGCAAATTAGTTTGCCCTAGATGCGGGGAAGATATAAAGTGTGGATTTGTTGTAAAAATGTATTGTGATAGAGGTTGGAATATTCAAGAATTAATAAACAATTATTATATTAGATCATGATTAAAGCAAACGAATTAAGAAAGTTTGTATAATTCATTTATTTATATTATCTTTGTATAAAAAACATGATACTATATAAAATAGAAAATATAATAAATAATAAATGTTATTTTGGAATAACTAAATGTTCATTAAATAAAAGATGGAACGAACATAAATGTAAATGTAAAAATTCAAAAAAACATTTATATGTGTCTATGCGTAAATATGGAATTGATAATTTTAAAATAAGTTTAATAAAAGAATTTGATAATGAAGATGAAATGTATTTATCTGAGATAAATTATATAATGCTTTATAATACAAATAATCCAAAATATGGATATAATAATTCTACAGGTGGTGAATTATCTTCTTTAGGTAAAAAATTATCAAATGAAACAAAATTTAAAATATCAAATTATCAAAAAAATAGAAAGAGAACCCCACATTCAAAAGAAACAAAAATAAGCATGTCTTTATCTGCAAAGGGTAGAGATATGAGTAAAGCGATAGAATCTTCTGCTAATAAAAGGAGAGGGGAAAAAGCACATAATATAAAACCTATTTATTCAGTTGATACAAAAAATGTAATTAAAAACTATGAATCGATTACAGATGCGAGCAAAAACACAAAAATAAAAGTATCTTCAATATCAAATAATTTAAATAATAAGTCAAAAACAGCAGGAGGATTAATATGGAATTATCAGCAACAGAATTGAGAATTGGGAATTTAGTAGCATTTAACTACAAATGCGATATTATTTCGAAAGTAAATATAATAAAATAGTAAATAATAAGATCTGGATTAAGGAAAATTAAATTTGTTTTTCGCTTTGACAGGCGAAGAGTTAGAAATTAAATGATAAATTTGAATATGGAGCAAACTAATAAAGAAGTAAAAAAATTAAAAACAGATATTTTAAAAATTCTCACAGAATTTAGAATCAGAAATAACAGCGTGAATTTGGATATTAAGATTAATTCGATTTGCCGAGATAGCCCTGTAGCCATACGACCAAAAATTATATATGATTTTGATATTGACATTACATATTCTGATAATAAAGAATGTATTGAATATACCACAAGATTGAAGAATATAAAGGAAAACAAATCAATATATTCCAAGTAACTTCTTCTCATTATCTGTAGGCTTGAAATTCCCGTTCTTAATGTTTCTTTGAATAACATCTTTAGGAACGCTTTTCACACTTACAGGAAGTAAGTCGTGTTTACAATTATAACCACCTAAAACTGTGAATATATTACTTGCATTAGTTGTTCTATATTTTCCCTGCCAGTCTAATTTAGCCCATGCCTCAATTTCTTTTTTGTGGAAGTATTTACCAACTCTTGCATCGCAAAATTCCCTAGTGTCTTTTACCTCACCGCCTGAATAACGATACCACACAATGCCATAACTCTCACTTGTTTGCTTAGTGTAACCCCTGTCATTAAAAGCAAATGAATCATTCGCAATCTGTTTAGAATAAGAAAGTAATTTCCCATTTACTTCATCATTACCAAGCGCGATTGTTTGGATAGACTTGATAGTTTCAGATAAACTCGAATTGCTTGTTATAGCTGTATCAATAGCTTGCTTTACTGGTAAAATAAAATTAGTGTCAACACTACTTCCAGATAATAACTGTAGAGTATCCGCCTTATTCTTTTCAAGTAATAAATTCAATAATTCTTTGTCATCAAGTTTTCCGAATGTTTCAGTAAAATATTTTTCTGATAACTTTGCTTGATTGTCAAACTCACCAATAAAAGCCTTAACTATTTCAGCATATTCTTTGCCTGACATAATCTGCCTTAGCTTCTCTACAATCTTAGCAGACGTTAATAAGTTTTGTTTGCTTAAAACAAGTTTACCGTTCTTAATATCGAGTTCATCAAATAGCTTTATAATCTCGTTATAAACTTGCCTTTGAAAAGAAGTTATATTATCAGCATAAGAATTAGGGACTGTTTCTAGTCTATTACTCTTTTCCTTTAATAGTTCTTCTACACTCATTAAGCAACTGCTGACAATGTTTTTTGAGCGCCAAATTCAGGTGTAATGGCGTTAGCTTCTGCTTTAGCAAAATCTCTTAATTGGCTTATCTTAGCTTCCATTTCCTGCTCTAAGAATTTAGGGTCTTTCATCATCAATTCTTGAATAAAACTAATAGCTGAATTATGAAGTATAACTTGCCATGTTGCTGCCGTGTTGTTAGCTTTCATTATTGCTACATCGTCATTACTTGACAAAGCCAATCTATCAGCCGCAAGAATTAAAGTGAATATCTCTATGGTTTCTTTTTGTGAGCTGAAACGAGTATTAATGTATGAGTAGATCAAAGAATAAATAGCAATATCCGGCAATCCGTTTTCTATTGCATTTGCTATCTCGTCCGTATAATCCTGTTCTGTTCTAAAATCAAATGTTTTAGGATAGGTTATTTGTGGAGCTTGGAACTTATCACCATATCTCATTTGCCCTATAACATTTAATACGTTTTCAAATAGCTCAAAAGTTTGATTAGATATATTTTGAATAAAAGCATACATAGCTTTGTTATCGTTTATATCCTCGGTTGCTGTCTTATTACCTCCACTTACTGAGATAGTAGAAGTAGATTTTTTCATATTTAAAACAAACCTTGCCGACTGCAAACCTTCGATAATAGAAGTTTTTAAAAACTCTAATGTTTCGGTAGATGGAGCTACATATCCCATCGGAGCCCCTGAAATACCACCATCATTTTCCCCAAACTTATCACTAGGGCGCATTAATAATGTTCCTAAAGGTGAAATCCTACTCTTTAAACCGCTTCCTCCACAATCAGGGCAACTAATCATTTCTTGATTATCACCAAGTATTCTTCCTCCTATACACTTTGCCCCATCCTTTGACTCAAACTCACACACATCACCTATCATATATTGATAAGGGAATACACATTTAGCCTTGGAGGCTCTTAAATACGTGCTGTCAAGAATTACATCATCTAATATATCTACCGCATAAAGGAAAGGTGATTGGTGCAGTATATTTCCATCTTCTACAGTTGGGATTCCTTTTAACTTAAAGCATGGTAATTGACCTAAATTGTGTTGATAGTAAAGATAAATTTCAAATTTATTATCTACTTTTTTACCCACCTGTTCAATTCTCCAAATGTTGTTCTTATCGTAATACTCGAATACTCTACCATCTTTAACTTTAGTGTTTCCATATTCTACCCAAGTTTTATCGTCTGTTTCAAATAAATAATACTCACCTTCTTCGAATGCTAAAACACTTTCAGAACAATAAATAAATGGGATCGGATCTACTAATTCATTTTCTAAAACTTCATTCTTTCGTGGTTTAATAGCCAAAACACCATTAGCATCAATAGCCTTTTGAGTGGCTACAATAGTCTTGAAATACGACTCTATACTGCCATAAATAAATATTTGTTTCTCTACATATTCCTGGAATGTTTCTTCTTTAAATATTGGAGCATCTTCCGCATATTTAATATCCCAATTACCATCATTCCACATGCGGTTTACAGTACTCATATAATCATTGAATACTGGTAATGTAATTTGTTTATAGTTAGCTTTAATATATTCAAACTCTTTATCAGTTTGATTTGGAGCGCGTTTTTTTAATAGTTCTTCCGGTATTTCACCAATCTTACTATGTACCTCTATCTTTTCACAAAACTCAACAGACTTACAATAAATAGGGGTGTAATTAGGTTTTCCTTTGTCTTTTTGATAGCCAGACTTATTCTGTTTTTCAATAGATAGGACATTACTTAAAACACTTTTAACATATTCTTCTGGAGATAATTCTATATTAATTTCTGCCATTGTAATTAGCTTTAATAGTTTCTACATGGTCGGGTTTTCCGAACCACTCAAAAGCGTTGCAACTTCCTTTTTTCTTTCCTCCGCATGCGCGAATATTCATATCGTTTCTGTCGTTAAACCTGTATTTAGGTTTTCTGATTCTTGGTTTAGTTTTCATAATTTTTCTTTTAAGGGTTTAACTTTCTCATTCCATTGGTAATCATCGTATTCTGTAAGATGCGTATAGTTATTAGCGTACATATCTACTTCGCTTATCTTGCTTAAGTATTGATCTGAAAAATGGAGTTTTAAAAACTTATCATTCAATAACTTATAAATAGTTAAAGTGAAAGGCGAAGCCACATGGTTATATGTCCAAAAATATCGTGTGGTTTTATAGTTGGATTTAAATATTTCTTCAAACTCAGGGAATGAGCTTAACCCACAAACTTCATAGAACTTGCTTAAATTCTTTTCGGATGTTTCTTTGATTCTGCTTTCAGTAGTTAACGAAAGCTTACCTATAACTGAATAGTCTGCTTTAATTTCGTTTCTTATTGATTCATCAAACGTAAATAAGTCATTTGCTAAACAAAACACATCATTGAAGTTTGGAATACAAGCGTCTACTTTAGGATCTAACCCGAAATTGTAAATGTTATTTGTGTTAAACATACCGAAGTTTTGGTAGTATTCGTGAATATAAATACTTGTAGACTTCAATAAATTAAGAATATATGAGTCTAATTCAAGTGAATTAATCTTTGCTTCGTAATCAATTCTGTTTTCGTATAAATCCCAATTCCAATTGAAAGGGTCTATGTAATGAATAGTGAATCTATTTCCATTTATCTCATTCCAATAAGCTAAGTAATTGAAGTAAGGAACGGAACGACACGATCCAATTATTAGTATTACTTCGCTGCCAGTTCCAACACTAAATGAACCGTTACTTAACTGACCTTTTTTTAATTCGTATGTGCTATGTATTTTCATGCTATTTAAAATTAAGATTAGCGTATTCCCCAAAATGTTCTTTTGCCTTTAAGTCATAGGCTTTGGCTGCTTCACATTCCGATTTATATATTCCTATATGAGTGCTTTTGCCACTTAAGCCAATTTGAGCAACAAATACACTTTTTGTCTTTCTTTTTGATATAAATACCCCTAAATATTTTGAGCTTGAATTTATATTGCTTGACCCATTTTTCCTGTTTGAAACATTATCACAAGCCCTTAAATTATTTCTTTGATTATTTAAGCCGTTATGGTCCTTATGGTCACATGATATTAACTGGTCCGTTAAATTTAAAATAACTCTGTGCATCTTTAATTTTGTTGACTTGCCATTTATTCTAATGGACCTTACAGCATAGTTGGTTTTCCTATGCTTTTTAACATGCCATCTGAATTTATTCAATTCATCAAAATCGGAATCATCAACTAAAGCACTTAGCCCTAATCCGTTTTTACCATATAGTTTTATTTCTTTCATTATTTTAAAACTTTATAAAGTTCATTCATTAAATAAACATCTTGTGATCGATCGTGGTCCTGCTTACATCTGAAAAAGAATTGCCTATCTAATTTTTGTAAATCATTGAAATCATTAAACTCCATACTTTCAGAACCATAACATAGACATAACCAACCAACTTCCTTTTTTTCTAATGAACACATTCTTCCTACTGTATATGGAATATTAAATGTGTTCAAAAGTTTAGACGTAGCATTGTCATCCATGATAGAATGGTCCCACATAATTTTATTGTCGACAATTAATTGTATGATGTCTTTCGACATTATAAACTGCGGCCCCCACATGAATTTTTCCGCATATTCAGAAGCTAATACCTCGAGCCCGGCAAAAACATTATTTTCAGCAAGCGTTTGAATATATTTAATCAGTTCTTTTTTATCCACATAAGTAGATGAATTTACCCTTGCTATATAATCGAATTGCTTGTTTTGTAAAGCCCATTCATAAGCTAATAAAGTCTTTTCACCCATTGTATGTAATGTTTCTTTAATAGGGAAATAAATTACTTTATCTGTATTTTCTTTTACTGGTTCGCCGCAATAAAAAACCGTTTCAACACCTGTTATATTTTCACTATCCCATGTTTTCAAAGATGTTTCCATTAATGAATCATAAGGCTTTTCTTGCGAGGATATAACTAGGATTAATACTTTTTTCACTTTCTTGCGATTATAGATAACCCGTTATTATTGTTTGTGTGGTATTCCATCTGCCAATCTTTGTTCTGTTCTAAGAATTCTGTGATCGCTTGTAATAATCCTTTTCCTCCATCATCTCCATTAGTCCCGAATATGAATGTATCGTGAAAGCCTATGTATTTCTTTACGTTCTTAGCGTGTAAATTCAACTCCTGAATACAATGCTTGTAATTGTGTAAAGTGTCAATAAACAGAAAGTCTGTAGGCTCTATTTCGATTTGTAAATCATCAGCGCAAATAAAAGTTAGCTTATCAACTTCCGGTGTCCACACTTTTAAAATATCAATGGCAACAACTTTCTTTGCATTAGAAACAAGGAAAGCCGAAAGGCTAACACAGCCGCGCACACCCATTTCTGTTATATGTTCACACTTGTCCGCGTAATCACGAAGCTTTGGTAAATGCTCGTTAATATCGCTTGGCGTATCACAGAATATTTTATATCTGTTTTCTAATTCTTGCTGTGTCATAAGAATATATTTTCAGGTTTAATTTTCCCATTCAATCCATCACCTAAAGCATAATTATTAGGCAGGTGGTAACTGTAACACTTTTCACTTATTAAATTATTTTCAATCTCTACTAGGGTTGGTTTACCCAAACTCCATCCAACATACATAGCCGCAAACTCTCGTCCATCAGTTTCATTCACGAAATTATCTTTCATGCTTTCTTTTAATTCCTTTCCTGGCATAATCCAAAAGGCATGATAGTTTAACAGGAATGGTAATTCACAGAAACTCTTATTGCCTATTTCAATAACATTTAAAGGCACTTGTTTAGGCGCATCCGAAACGAAATTCTCGCCTTCTTTTTCTTCTATTCTTATAAATGATGGAACGTATTTAGGATAAAGTAATTTGAAGTTTTCTAAGTAGTTTAAATAGTTTTCATAAGGAACTAGCATATCGTCTTCGATATACATGAAGTTTTCGTAGTTATCTATGTTCTCTTTTATGTGTTTTCTGTGTTTCCAGGTTAAGTTAAAAGGGTGTGATAGATTTGTATGTAAATTGAATTTAACGTTTTTAACCTTTTCAATAATTAAAGCAGACTCTAAATAAGCTGAATTCGTATCAATTATAATATCATAGGAACATTTATAAGTGATAGCTATATTATTAAGAACCTTTGTTAAATATTTAAGCCTTGCCCCGTTTGGGTGGTTGTAATGACAGGCGATACATATTAATAAGTCATTCATATATCTGAAATATTTAATTCAAAAACTTTATTAATTGCATCTAAAGCCCTTTGATATTCTTTTTGGTGAACTTCACTTCCTGTTTTATCGTGGTGCGACCATAGCTGAATTGCTTTAGGAGGTACATAACTCCAATCATCCGTATTTATGAAATTATATTTCTCTCTCTCATGTTTAAATGCCCAAGCCCCCATGAAATTAAACTCCGAAAACCTTTGTGATTGCATTACAATAAACTCTAGGTTTTGATGCTCCATTGATATTTTAACTAATGTATCTCTATGATATATAAGGCAATTTCTTCGCATGAACTCATATTCAACTGTATCGTGCATCAAAATTTCTGTTGGCGCTTTCCAGATTATTCCATCACCTACTTTATCATAATGAGTGTAAAGTATTTCGGGTTTACCGTCATCAACGAAGTCCAATAAGTTAATTTTATGATCGAAAATGCAATCTGAGTCGCTGAATAAAATATAATCTGCATGACAATATTTAAAGGCATTCATCTTATAAACTTGCTGCTTTAAATATCCATTTCCACTATCTTCCACATAGTTTATTTCTGTTCTTTCCGGTAACTCCCTAGTATCAAAATCACTTTTATCCCTTTCAGGAATAAGTATTATAACTTTATTATAACCAGTTACATTTTTAGTAATTGATAATAAAGAATACTTCAATAAATTGAAATCTTTTTTATATGACTTTATAAAAATATCTACCGTCATTTTATATTTGCCATTATTGTTTTATAAACATAGCTTGACATTCTTCCTAAATGATTTGAACTATCAGTAAACATTCCAGTAAGATCATTTTCTAACCTGAAATATCTTCCCATCTTAACCCATTGTTCTAACTTATATTGGGCGGGATGCTTCTTATGATAAAAGCAATTCTCTTTAATTAGAATAACAGGTATCTTATTTTTAATAGCCGTATAAGGAATCCAATAATCCCAATATGTTTGACCTAATGAATAAATGCTTTGTGGGTATATGTTTATGAAATTAGAATGAACGAAGAAGGCATCTATTCCAGCCTTGTAAATAGTTGTATCAGATTCGTTAACATCATTCTCAAAATCGTTTCTGTGAGCTATTAGAACATGTGTTTCGGACTTTTTAATGAAACCATCAATCAGTTCTTTTTCACACTTAATAATTATATCAGAGTTTATTAAAAGAAAGCAGTTTGGCTTTTGCGCTTTAGCCCAATCTAATAACGCATTAACCGAAACATGCTTTCTTTCAAAGTGGTGTTCTAAAGTTCTTTCTGTTGCCACAAATTCAACTTTAGGGTATATCTTTTTTAGTGATTCTATCTCTGTTGGATGGTTGAATGATACTACCTTTTCACAATATGGAAACCATGAGTTAACCGCATTTAATTGCGCGTCCTCTATAATGTGTTTGGGCGATATGGAGGTTAAGGCTATCATTTATTATTTAAATGTTTATCAGGCATTATATAACTCCATTTGTAACCTCCGAAGTCATAATGTTTTATCAATCCATTATACCAATCCAAATACATTAGTCTTGTTAACTTCCTAGCTCCATTATCTCCGTATATACTTAGTAAATAATATTCTTTCTGTAATTGTGTTACTGACTTTTCGCTGATCTTATTACCAAAGAAAACAGGGCGGGGAAGGTCTGTTTTAGGATTAATGTTTAACTGTGCCATAGTACCAGTATAAATTATCTCGTCCGGCATAGTTAAGCCCCATTTCCTTAGTAGTAGTTCCATTGGGAATTGAGAATAATTCTCTTGTAATTTATTAAAGAAGTTTTCTGCTTCTTCTCCTTTTCTGACAAACATATAAGAGGTGTTAACCGCGTTTATCTTATCTTTTTCTTTGTCTAGTTTAAAGAAGTTGTATATATTTTCATTGGTTGCCCAAAGGTTGTATTCTATTTCATCGTTAAACCCACCATATCCCCATACATCAGTATAGAAGAACCCTTCTTTTTCCTGTAACTTATTAAAGAATGGTGTTATATCTTGTAAGGCTAAAGAATCAACATCTATGTATAAAGCATTTTCGTAAATCAGATGCTTATAGAATGATACTTTTGCTTTACCTGGATCAATCTTGCCGTTAGTCATATAATAACTTTCAGGCATTTCTTCGTATTTATCGAAAACCATCTTTTGAGCTTTTGTTAGTTGCTCGGTGGCATTCGGTGAATACATTAGATGAACAAAAACATCGTTGTTAAAATACTTTAAAGATTCAGCAAGGTTATAAGCCGCGAATCCATATCCCCTCTTTCCAAAGGCTAAAAGAATTATGTATGTCGGCTGTTTCTCTTGCATAATAAAAAGGCGGCTTTTTACACCGCCATTTTAATAGTTAATTAAAAAATGTTTGCAGGCAAAGCATGTAGGGTTGGAATATCTTTAGTTCTCCATTTACCCACGTATTGGAATGTTTGCAACTCTGAATTTGATTTAGGTTTTATTAAACCACCTTCAAAAACAACAGTAGCATCCACCCAACTTACTTTTTCAGCATCGCACTCGTGAATTATAAGACCTCCAAACTTATGACCACCAAAAACAGTTTGATAGAATTCAATATTATTTGATGTAATATTTGCATCAGTAACGTTTATAGTATTGTCATAGTTGATAGTTCTTTGAGGCTCACAAGCAACAGGACTGTCTTGATTGATCGGTGAGCGTAATGGAATATCTGCAGAAATATTTTTTACGATATAAGCAGTCCCATTGTTAATAGCAGTAGTGATTTGAGTTGCATTAGAAGGATCAATTATTTCGTGACCACATTCCAAGAAAATCAAATTCTTTAATCCACCATTAACAAACGCTTCGCAATCTACCGGCGCATGATCGTTTAGCTCATCGCAGTTATAGTTTACACACGACATTGTTATTTGTATTAGGGATGTTTAGACTATCAATGCCCACTAAACAAAGGCAACTTATACACGCAATACAAAAGTACTTTAGCCTATTGTAGAATAATAGGGTTTAGATATATTTATATTATATAAATATTTACTCAGGTGATTTAACGAAGTCTCCTGTTTGAGGATCAAGTAAGTAATTTCCTGAAGGTAGAGCGTCAGCACAATTACGTTTAGTAAGCGGTTGTGATACTATTGATAGTTCTAGTTGACCAGTCATTAAATCTTGTTCATCAACAGTATTGGCATCCGGAGCATATTCACCTGGCTCGAACACATAAAGTTTACTATTACAGCTTATATAATCGCAAGCCTTCATTAATGCAATAGCCTCATGTACATATTCAGGATAGAATGAAATATTAAGGGTTTTAATCTTTCTAAATGAAGAATATACATTTCTTCTTACTCCACTAGAATAATCAAACATTTCTGATACATCAGGGAATTTTGGATTAGTTATTTTAGCGTTTAATCTTATGTAAAATTTAAAATCCGCATCCGTAAAATCAAAACCGAAAGCTGAATTATTACAACGGTATTGAAATAATAAATTACCACAATCTCCACTTGAAGGGCTTAGTATTTTAATAGTATTTGATACTCCTGTATAATCATCAATAGTAGGATTTTCCGGTATTTCTAAACAAGAATCGAAAACACCAAGTCTATAACAGCCTAAATCAGTTATATAATCTGCTACGTTAAAAGTTACCAATATCCACAATCCATCTTGAACAATATCCACTTCCGCTATTGTGTCAACAATCTCATTATTTTCGTCTAAAATATCTATTCTGTTTTCTGTATTGTATTCGGAAACTTTGATATTAGTTATGCATCCTAAAAAGTTTCCTGGAAAATTAATACTTAATAAAGTATTTCCATTATTATTTGCCACGAATGAGAATGTTCCATTTCCTGATAATCCTGTAATATCAGCGTCTCCAACACTTATAGATAATAATCCAGAAACATAATTTTCTATCGTTAAAGTAACTATATAATCTGTAGCAATAGCTGATAATATTGTTTGACTTGCGGTTGCACTAAATAAATCACCTAAATAACATAATGCGTTATCTATTGTTATTTTATCACTTGAAATATACCAGCAAGTTTCTTGTATAGAAACATTATCTATTGAAACGCCAGTTATTGAGGCTTCAAAAATAAGTTTACCTGCATTAACAGACGAATCATATTGAATATATAAAAAGTACGATCCGTTTCTGTCTACTACAATTGCTGGTAAGTCAGCCCCTAAGCTTACACTTAAAGCTCCTGAAACAACCCCATCTATTCCTGAAACTTCAAAGCTAACTTTATAATATTTATCATTGGTTATAGGAATGCTTTGTTGGTAAAATTGTTCAAAAGCTGTTTGGCATACTGCCTTTCCTGATTCAAGTTCCCATGTATCATCTGCATAAATCCAATTAGCTAAACCAGAACTAAAATTTCCATTAACTATTAAATTATCACCTAGCTCAAAGTTAGGGTTGCACACTAAATTTTCTGATCCTTGGCAAAGTGATTTTTTATACTGAAAAGAAATAGTATCGTTTAATAAATATGGTAAAGCAAAGTTGTTAGGAACATCTTGAAATATTATCGGCTGATTAGATATAAATTGTATAGCCATTTTAAATATTGTTTAAGTTTGATGTTAATTCTATTTCTGACATACCTGTCTCTATCACTCTTTCTATCCTATTAATCCATCCAACCTTATTTGAAACACCATCAATATTAGCGTTAAAAGAGTTTAATGATTGCGTTTTCAATGTCTTCCAATCAGTATTATTTATAGGATATGAAAAGTTTAATAGGCTGCTGTAATAATCGCCTCCTGTTGATTCAACAACAATTCCACCACCATCAGGGGTTACAGTTGTTGTTAGTCTATCTTGAAAACTTTCTCCGTGCGGGCTTGTTCCATGTGGAAAACTAGGATTTATTCTTAAATTAACCCTACTTATAAAATTAGGAACAGATGTTCCGATAGAAAATGGTGAGACTGGCTCTCCTGTTCCACCTATATTATATACCCCGCCAGCCAATGGCTTAACTTTTATAAAAAATTGAATATCATCGCCAGTATTCATATAAATATTCACAGGTTCTAAAAATGCAACTATTCCATCAGTTGGATAAAAACTATCACTTCTACCGTATGTATTAGAAACAATATGATCTATATCTCCATATAGATAAACTCCTCTAGAAGGATTTGTTTGAGAAAAATCTAAATACCATCCTTTAAAATAGAAAGTATTCCCATTAAATACATATCCTATACTATATTCTATAGCTACTGTTCTCATCCATGCGGCGTCAACAATTACATTGTAGTGATTATCAATTAAAAAGGCAAATGCATCAAACTTATAATATCCATCTACAACCGCAACATAAGTAGAAGTTAACGGATTATAGTTCGAATTTGGATCTGTAATTTGCAAGCTCCAAGCTCCCCCTAAATCAGTATTAAAATCAATTTCAGTTCCAATAACTCCACTTATTAATTGTTCTCCTGCAACATTTCCTTCCGAATAAAAAGTATTATCAATGCCAGTTTGATTAAAATATTGTGAGATGTTACCTAACAAATTTCTTCTTTGAATAACACTTAAGTTATTCAATAGTCCATTATATTGATAAGGGGGTGCATCTCCTAATAAATCATAAGGAGTTGTCCTATCCGTAGTTTTTGTATACTGAACTAAAAAAGTATCATCATCATAAGTGTCGTTTATTCCATAAGGATCATCATTACAATCAAGTTCCCCTGAAATTCCACTTCTTACCAACTCCTCTATAATGTTAGTATCAATTATGTAAGTAGAAACTAAATCTAAAGTGCTATCAATGTTGCATTTGGTTTGAAAATAAAATTCTGATTCTTTGAATGCTAAAATAGGAGAAGGAACCATAGAATGCCTACAAGGATTGTAAACTATTGTTTCTCTCCCGCCAACTTTTAACCCGCTATACAATAAAGTAGTGTTTATACTTTGTTGAAGATTAGGAATGAAATTAAATTTATAACTACCCTGCACATCATAGAAGTAGCTTTCTTCTTCAATTCTTAAAGTATAGTTTTCGTCACCATCATTTTCAAGTATAAAACCTATTGGAAATTTTTTGTAAATATTATCGAATAGTTCCTGAAAAGAAATAATAGGCATTGATTCATTAGTAAATGTTCGTAATTCAGTACCAGTTACTAATAAAAAATATGCATTGTCTTCTTGGTTTGATAAATAGTTTGACGCAAAAGCCACCTCCCCATCCGTCATAAAAGCTACAAGGAATTTAAAGGCTTCGAAAACATCTACAACTTTTCTGTCATTTCCTGTATAAACACCATCTACAGGGTTAAAGAAATCAACCAACCTTGTTGTGGCAGCACTTATAGTTACACCTGTTTTACTCTTTGTTGCTGATAGATTGGCTTTAATATTCTTGTTATTGAATATTTTTGCCGAGTAACTATTATCTACAACACTCGTAGTTGCTAAACATCTTGATAAATTAAACTTAACATCAGATAAAATTATATTACCTATAAAGGCATTTTCAAACTCAGACGTTTCTCCGCATTGTTCTAATATTCTTAGTGGTATTAATTGACAATAACCAGCTTCGTCTAAAGCTGATTTAAGTATGTCGTAACCATCACCTGCAAATGTTAATTCTCCTGGGTACTTAATTATAAATCCCTTTAAAGATTCATCCCTTTCCAAAACCTCAGAAAATTCCTTCCACCCATTAGGTTCATCTTCTAATAATATGTCATTTAAATAGAACTGGAACATACTAAGGAAGTCTAGGGTTAGTGTTTCTTCTTAATACTTTACTTAAATGATGAGTGTTTTCTTGGGAAACCCTAGCTACTTTATCTAACCTCTTATTAATCTCTTTATCAGTAAACTTATTTTGTATTGCTAATGAAGCCGCTATTCTATCAGCAAAATTCGAGTTTGATTTACTTTCGTGAGCTTCTTTGTATTGTCTTAATGCTGGGGCTATATATTTACGGTCTATTAAATCGTTTAAATTACCATCGAACATTGCTCCCACAATATCTTTATGTTTTCTATTAATATCAGTAGGTATAACCGCCTCCCCTTCATTTAACATAGCTGGAATAGTATCAATACCAACTTTATTATTTCCTCTTTGTAAAAATTTAGTTCCTTTAGCAAATTTTGGTATAGGCTCTGATTGAATAGCTGCAATCTGTATCGCTCCAGCTATACCAGCAGCAGCAGCCAATATAACATCAGGTAAAGCTTTAGTAACTGCAGCAGCTGTATTTATGATTGCATTAAAAATAGCAATCCTTTTATCCCTCTCTGCTTTTTCTCTTTCAATCTTTTTTACCTGTTGATCATATTGCTCTTGAGTAATTTTCTTTTTATCTAATTGTTCTTTTAAGTTTTTAAGCTCATTATTTGTTATTACATCACTCAAACTAGATAGTGCTTGAGCAGTTTGTTGTGAAATTTCAATTGATCTTTCCGCAAATATTCTTTCATTAGCAAGCCTTTCTTCTAAAGCCTCTTTGTTTTGCTGTATTCTAAATTTCTGATCTGTTTTTTCTTGTTCAACCTTTTCTTTTTCTAGTTGATTAAGGTTTTCATTTAAGTTGGTTTTAACTTGCAATTCTTTTTCTGCGTCTATTTCTGATTGAGATTTGCCACCTACAATAGCTTTTAAAGGAGCTATTCTTTCGCCTTTCCTAGCCTCGTTCTTATCCTTTATATTTTGGATTAATTTATCAAGTTCTTCTTTAGCGAATGTTTCGTTAAGTGTAGATAACTTAGAATTATTTCTTTTATTCTCTTCAAAAAACTGAGTATCTGCCTGTATAGTCCTAGCGTATAGTTCTTCTAATACCTTAAACTTTTCTTCATTGTTATTTCTAACAGTTTTCAAAGATTGTTTTGCACTTTCTTGCTCCGCATCAGATAGCGTTAAGAATCTTATAATCTCTTGTTTAGTAACACCACTTAAACCCGCAAGTTTTGCAGCTTCAATTTCAAGTCTTTCCTGAGCAAACTTTATATTTTGTTTTGATTCTTCTTCTCCTAATCTAATAGCTTCTTTTAAAGCTTCTCGCCTTTCAGTTATGGATTTACTTCTGTCAGATGCAAGGAATTCTAACTTAGCGATCTTATTGGCATTTTCTGCCCTATTAGATATATAATTATTCTCTGAATCTTCTAAAGAGTCTAAAGCATAAACATATTTATTAGCTGCCTTTGTTGCATCTTCAAAATCACTCACATTTAAAGAAACGGCCTTACCGAAATCCTTGGCAGCTTGTGTAAATTCTCCTTTAAATATATTACCTATTGCATCCGTTAAACTAATAGCCCTTTGTCTTATAACATCAACCACAGCCGACATTTCGCCAAGTATAGCATTGAATTTATTAGCCCCGCTATCAGTAGAAGTAAAAGCCTTAAACAATCCGTATAAAGCCGCTGTTATACCTGATATTAATAGAACAATTGGATTTGAAAGTAAAGCTTTAAATGACTGTAAAAGATTAGTAACTCCATTAGCAGCATTTCCTAAAGCGCCTGGAAGTTGATTGGCCGATTGGGTGATCTTACCGAATGAAGCAGCAGTCTTTTCTCCGAATTGAGTAACAGCTTCCGTTTGAGTAGCTGCCTGTAAATTAGTAGCTACCTTCTTTAAATCGTTTTGTAATACAGAAGCGGATTTAGATGTTTTAGTGAATGATTCGTTTATAGCTCCGCTTGATTTTTTAGCAGAGCTTTCCACTTTAAGAAGCTCAGACTCAAGAGTGTCAATCTGTTTCTTAAAGCCAGATATATCAGCGTCATAATCAACTAAAACCTTATCCATTCTTCTTCTTATTTCTTTTTATAAAATCTTCCAACACAACTAAGTAATTACTGCAGCTTAGTTTACTTATTTGATTGAATAAGGAAACGTCACCTCCAGCTAATAACATTAGCTGCTCTCGTTCGTCTTGTTCAATTTGTCTAATTCTTCGCTTGGCAAATAGTCTTTCAGGAACTCCCTTAGTGCCGTCTGTTTCGCTATGGACAATTCCCAGTATTCGTTCCACTCTTGTTCTGTAATTTTTAAGAAAGGCAAAAGTTCGTTCAATAGCGTTGTTGCAAAAAAAAAGTAACTGTTAGATTGACTTACCTCGTATTTAAACTGGTTGATCTTCTGAATATGTATTTCTTCGTCAAACGTATCGGGTTTCTCATCCTGCCTAATCCATTGAACTGCGAGAAGGTTGTATAGTAATTCTGTATGTATAACTAAGTTCTTTCGCTCTCGTATCTCGTTAATTAATGTACCTATTAAAGCTGCCTGACCTTTACTCTTAATACCTTTATTTAACGCCTCCTCAATTGCATCTAAGATTAAGTCTAGTTCTAAGTATTGAACCTGTTTACCGTCTTTCTTTTCAACTATAAAGTTTCCAAGCCCCATATTCATCCACATCAAGTAAGTATTTAGCTTCCCTTTTCTTTCAATAGGCAAGTCCATTGAGTTGCTTACTTTGTAGTACTGAAATCCATTGCTATCGATGAAAGCTTTCTCCATCTTATCAAAGCCTATTGGCTTCATTTGTTCGGAGGCTGCAATCTTTTGAAACTGCTTTCTGAATAGTTTGTATATGGCTTTTAATATCACTCGAAGTCGTTTAGTTTAGAAAATAAGTAAGATGAAAAGGAGCTAACAATAATAGTCAACACCCATATACCGAATAGTTTATAATCGTATGCGAATAGGTTAAATGTTAAGTTAATTACACAAAAAACAATAGTCCCCCATACACTACTCATGCAAGTAGGACAAAGGAATAAAGGTTTTAACCTGAATTTAAACAGGTCTATCTTATCCTGTAATTCATCTCTTTTATAGTTTATAAATGACTGGCTATTTTGTTCTAAAATGAGTTCGTTTACAATCTTTATATTAACCTGCTCCATTTCTTTTACTTTTAAATGAAACCAATCTTGAATAAACCCGAATATCATTCCTGGCTTAGTAATTATATTAATGGCATTCGTTACCATTCCTATAATGACGGATATAAGAAGTATATTAATTAACTGTTCCATTGTAAGTAATTGTTTGAGATTCTGAAACAAGTAATGAGCCACCTAAAAATACTGGCTTAAATCTGACTAATACACAATCGATTTCTTCTTCATGCCCTTCAATAAGAAAAGGTTGTTCAATAAATATATTGTCAGCGCTTGGGTCTGCTATTGATATTTCGTAAAGATTGTTCTCGTTGAATGTAATCTCGGCTGTGTCTAATTTTATTAATCCGCCTTCGACTGTAGTAACTTCGTAATAATCTATTTTATCAGTAGAAAGATTTTTAATTAATACCACTACATCAACTTCTGGATCAACATAACTTCCAGGAGCGTAAACCCCTATGATTATTTCATCAGAACATTTGTTTAGCGGTAAGGATTCTATACAAGTCGAACAGCTCATTAACTTTTTTATACAAAACTAACTTGTATAATATTGTAATAATGAGTTTGGTTTTATTTATATAATATAAATGTTATACACGATGTCTTTTAACCCAATCAGAAAGCCAGGTGTTAATGAGGTATCTTAAGCAGTCTATTAAATCCGCTTGCTGCGTTATATCCCTTCTGTTCTTTTTAATTATAGAGCCGAAAGCATCGCATTGAACAGTTCTTATATCCCGTATTAGGTTAGGGCATTTGATAGGGTTTATTTTGAAGTCAGGAAAGTATTTAAAGATGTAGTTACAGTCAGCCCTACTATTTTCGTGAGTTGGATTGTTAGGAACTTGTATTTGCGATTGTCTTATGTTTAATAGTCTGGTTAATTGAAGGTAAAGGTTAGCATTATCTCTTTGTGATATATCGCCCCTGTTTCCCATTGAATCACCTGTAATTAAACAGGATGGTAAATGTTTTCCGTAATGAGTTTTTATGTATTCGGCAACGGATGGAATACTGCCCGCTTTAATCTGTACTTCATCGAATACGTGGCAATGTTCACCTTCGTTATCTCTCCAAATGTGAGCGAAGATGAAACAGAACGGATTCATATTGAAGTCGAATATTATTCTTAGTTGCTTATTAGGGTCGTGAACTGCATTAGTAGATTCGTGTTCGTCTTTCTCAAATGTTATAATGAAAGGGTTTAAAGCATTTTCATCAATAAATTCAGCGTAAATCTCCTGCTTAACAGTTGACTCGCCCATTAAATCCATCTCTGTTATAAGCGCATTTATATCAGCTTCTTTTAGAAAAGGATTATTAAATGGGGTAAATCGATGCATTTTATAATTTTCGTTTCCATCGGTAGCCCTCTTGTATAAGCTATAAAACCTATGTTCTTGACCGCTATTATTTATTTTTCCTTTAGGTACTCCACAGGCAAACAATTGAGAGTCGCTATAATCCAATAGCATCGGTAAAATTGCATTGGTGTATAAATAATCGTCATTTAATATTATTCCAGCCTCATTTAAAAATATCTTTTTATATCCAAAACCTTCTATGTTTTCTGGATTTTCAGCAGATCTAAAGTCTATATAAGCGTTACCAATCTTTAATATTTTTTGTTGAGCTTTATATTCATACTTTATATTGTTCTTCTTTAACTCTGGAATAAAATACCTATCTACATATCTATCTATGTTGGAATTAATAGTATCAACCCATAAAAGAGGATAAATATTTTGTAAGGCATAGTCTATAAATGCATTTGCACCTCCCTTAGTCATGCCAGCGCGCCTACCTTTCGGTACAATTATATATTTTTCTTTGGAGTTAAAAAAGACTATTTCTTGAGCTTCGGTATAAGTTAGATTAACCTCCATTAGATATTACATTTCTTTTAATAATTACGGTAGTATCTATAGTTCCTAAATGTTGTATTTCTAATTTAGCCTTTCCATAAGCCCTGTCTAATAATACTTCTGCGGCTCTTACATCTCCTTTGCTTGCCTTCGAAAATAATGCTTGTAGGATCTTCTTAGCCGCTGTTATACCATTAGTTTCATCACCAAGAACTTCATCAAGTAAAACATCTAATTGAGGTAGTTTTGGTGGTCTACCTTTCATATTGCGCCTTGCATCGCTTCCTTTCTTGAAAGGCTTAAGATTCTGAATATTAACTTTCTTTTTCACAGGTTATCCACAGTAAATGTAACAATGTTACAATAAAGTTAGTAATAATTAATGAATAATAAAACTACCCCTACCACAAACCCACTCACCCTAACTACCGGAGTTAAGTATATCGTACTCCAAGCGGTAGAGTTGGTGGATTGATCTAGCCATCTTTTAGGGTAGCATTTGTCTATCTTGTTACGTATTGTGTAATACATACCGTTGTGGAAGAATGGGGATATAGCAGCGAGCGCAGTTATAACCATCCATTGTTGTGATATGTATATGAATAGTATGAATACGAACGTCCTTTGTGTCATAAATACCCAATGAACATTTGCATATTGTAAGGTTGTGCATTTGACAACTGCGCTCCAATAATACGCTTCTCTGTAGCCTTCCAGTGTCATGTATGCCGACCATACAATTGACAGGATAAGGTTTGTTATTTGACTATTCATCTTTCATGTCTTTGATCATTCCTATAAATCCATATACTATAAATGTTAGGAAGTAGCCCACTAAGTATGCTAGCGATATTATAAATGGCCAAAACCAGTTATCGTTTTCTTTACCGTAGAAGAAATATGCTGTAATGAATACGGAAATGAATCCTAGTATTATTCTTCCTATGTTAGTAAGGAAGATGTATTGTATTCCTATCCATATTTTTTGTGTCAAGGTTGATTTTTGTTCTGTTGTCATTTTGTTTGGTTTAGTTGGTTTTTAATTTTTATTAGCTTTTCTAATAGATTATTTTGATAATCTTCTAAAGGGAGATCAAACTCTAATGCTGATAGTCTTTCTAATTCCTTTAAGGTTTTTATCATGTCCTTAATATCCTGAATTGTTATCTTCTCCATTTCTTACTGTTTGTTTTGGGTGGTGATTAAAGTATATATTTATAAGCATCTTTTGGTCTACGAGTTTCCACTTCTTCTTTTGTTAAGGGTTTAAAACTACTCCTTATCTTCCAAGCTAGTTCTGCCTTATCTTCTGTTTCAGCTTTTCTATTGTGCCATTCTATACCATAGGGTAAGTGTTGGTATTTCTTCATGTTCCTAGTCATATAGTCTGATATGAATTTTTGTTTCTCCTTACTCTTCATGTAGACCTCCTTTCAATGGTTGTGTATTGTATCGTTCAATAACATCTTTAAGATGCTTCTCTTTTACATAGTATTCCTTATCTTCAAATTCATAGACTATTAAAGAAAATAAATTATCTACAAATCTTTTATTGTTAACTTTTAGTTCTTGGTATTCTTCTGTGAGATCAACTACGTGTTCACTTAACAAACCTCTTTGGTTTTCAATCTCAGCAGCAAATTCATTAATCTGTCTATCAAAAAATATTCTACACTTTTCTCTCTCAAAATCTGATACAAATGAGTGTTTATTTAAGTCAATATATTCTAACATATATTGAATCTTTTCCTCCGCTGTTTTGTTTTTATCTTGCATGGTTAGGTCGATATTATTTATATCTTCTATTTTTGGTTTAAACTCCATATTTGTTTAGGTTAGATTGTTTGGTAAATATTTAGGGTGATAAAATGGCTTATAAATTGGTATTGCCTCGATAATATTGACTGTTCTTTGATTATATATTTTCCATGATGAATACATTTTTTCTTTAGCTATTCTTGCAATACGCTCTTTCTTAGTTTCAACCTTTCTATAAGTTCTACCACAAAGTCCAGCGCAATAAATTTTTCCATATAGAAAATTCATAGGATA